CCACTCGAGGCGGGATCGACGGCTACCTCGAACACCTTGGTCATGGGCTTGAGGCGCGCGGCGCCAAGCAGGTTGAATTCGTTCACCTTGCTGGCGACTCTCTAGGTGCATTCTGCCTCAACAGAGCTCGTGTAGTCCTCAGGCCATGCCAAGGTGTTAGCGAAGACATGAGGGAGTCTTATCGCTGTGCGGGGCTGCTGGCACTCAGGGCAGAGGGGAAACCCTTTGCCATGAAGGCAGCTGCGCTCAGATCTCCCGGATACAAGGTACGCGTCGTCGGTGTTCCCGACGCGCGGACCTTTGTAGAGGGGAGCTGGATTCGCGAGTCGATGCGTCTTCTGCCTCCTGGGCACTGGACTATCGACTCCGAATCCCGCGAGATTCCCGGCGGTCTCCACTATCGCCGTGGACACACCTTCCGTTCCCTGGATCTCTCCAGGGCTACGGATGGCTTGTCTCACCCGGCGATTGAGGTAGTCGTCGAAGCTCTCGTTCGCCGTGGGGCGATCCGTCCAGCGGATCACCTTATGGCGCGACGATCGCTCGGGCTGGTTGGAGACACGGTTTGGAGCTTTCCCGATCCAATCGGGGATACCGTGTTCTCCAGAGGGAGTCCGATGGGCACACCTCTCAGCTTCGTGATACTCTCTTGGGTGAGTGCTTGGGCGGTCGGCCGTTTCAGCCGATCCTTGACGCACGGAGATGACTCTGTCGGCAGGCACCGGATTGGATCCGATGCTCTGACTGTGTATTCCGACAGAGTCGCCTCCGTGGGCGCCCAGCTCAACAAGGGGAAGACCTATCGCGCGGACCACTCGTGGACCGCGTGTGAGATCCTCGCCCTTCCCCGTGACTATCTTGAAGACCGAATGACTCTCTTCGTTCCTCCCTCCGTCCCCCCTCCGGGCATTTTGGCCCCGGTGGAGGCGGACCCCAGGCTTGAGAACCTGTGGTTGCGCCGGATGGAAAGAGTAATGAAGAGCCGCTTCCCCTGGGTCAAGTGCGACCCCCGGCTCCACCTTCCAGTGGATGCCGGGGGACTTGGCTACACAGGTCGCGGTCTCGCCGTGGGGAGGTCGCTCCGTTCTCGTCTTGGTGCCCTGGTTTCCCGGGGACCCAATGCCGAAATTGGAGCGGCTCTCCTTGGCAAGAAGCCGTTCAGAGAGGTGGGCCTCTTCCCTCGACCGCTTGTACGGATTCCCAAGCCAGAGGCCTACTGGGCGGCAACAAAGGTTGTCACCCGGGAGCTTGCACCCTTGGGTGCAGACTTGGTATCCGTGCCACTTGACTCCTTCGAGACCTTCAAGTGCCAGCTCGTTGAGAACGAGCTGCGCCTCTCTGAAGGTGAGAAGTTCAAGCGTAAGCGTGTCGCGGGAAGACCAGACAGAACAAAGGGGTCTGCCGTTTTCCGTCGACTGACGGTCCTTCCTGCTCGTCCTCTTTCGAGGCGGTTCGGAGTGGACTCTCTCAGGCGATGGGCCCTCGCGTGTAAAAACGTGAGGGTAATGGTAGACCAGGACATAGCC